TCGCCGAGCTTGTCGATGATGACGGGCAGGGCGTCGTGGATGAACCAGCTGCCGAACTTGAGCAGCAGGTTGCCGAGGGCAGCAAGGAACGGCGGCCCGACCCGCTTGACCCAATCCACGAACCCTCGCGCCCAGACGCCGAGCTGCGTGCGGATCATCGGCCACGCGTCTTTGATGCGTTGCGACACGTTCGAGATGACGCCGCCGAGGCCGTCTTCCTCAAACACTTCGATGAGCTCGACGACGATCTCGGCGGCTTTGGCGAACAGCGGCATCAGTTTGCGGGCGAGGCGCTCCTGGAGCTCGCCGAACGCTGCTTTGAGCCGGTTTTGGGCTGCGGTGAGTTTGTTGCCGCCGGCAGCGTAGGCTTCCTGCGCATCGGTCGACTTTTCGAGGATCAGTGCCTGCGTGGCTAGCGCTTTGTCCTGGGCGGTGATGGCGTTACGGCCGTCTTGCTGAGCGATTGTCAGTGCTCGCTGGTCGACCTCGGCCTGATTGATCGAGATGCCGAGCGACTTCAGCGAGTCACGTTCGCCGAGCAGCGCCTTCGACAGAATCTCAGCTGTCTCTTCGACTGAGCGCTGACCGCCGGACCATTCCGACAACGCACCGGCGAGACCGATTATTTCGGTCGACATGTTGGCGGCTTCGTCGGCCGTGAACCCCATCGGCTTGAGCAGGTCGCCGGCGTTTGCTGCGAGGCCGGCGGCCTGGGTCGAGGTGAGGCCCATGCGGGCAGCGACCTCGTCGGCCCAGGCCGTCACCGTGTCTAGCGAGCTGCCAGAGAATACGGTGTTGATCTTCTGGTCTAGCGACGTGAGTTCTTCGCCGACGTCAAAAAGCTGTTTGCCGACAACGATTGCCAGGCCGCCGGCCGCACCGGCCATGATGCCAAAGCCTTTGACGACGTTTTTCGACACGGTGCCGACTTTGCTGCCGAACTTGCCGAGCTTGTCGCCTGCCTCATCGACAGCACGCTTGAACTTGGATGCGTCCCCAAGGATCGCCACATTGATGACGCTCGAACCTGCTGCCATGTCGCAATCCTAGAACGTGCGCCGGATGATGGCCCGGACTTCGTTGTTGTATCGGTCAACGACTTGCTGGCGACGGTCGTCGAGGGCTTCGTACAGGAACGGCTGCGGCCTGATACGGCCACGGGTGCGGCTGCCAGGGTCGCCGAAGTGGATGCGGCCGGCGTAGGGCACCGAGGTCGGGCCGCTCTTTCGGTTGTTGCCTGCACGAACACGCGCAGCGGTTTTGGTGCCGGAGCCTCGGACCGAGTTGCGCAGCCGGCCGCTACGCACTGGGGTTTTGGTCTTTGCCGTGCCGGCGACGTCGTCAGCGAGCTCTTTGTGCAGGTCTTTCAAGTCGGTCATGTCGTCGCCGACTTCACGGAACTTCCGACGCAGCTCCCTGCCGCCCTCGACTCGGACTGCGGGTTGTGCCATCGTCAGCGCCTCCGTGCTGCTTTCTCTTGCGCCTGCTGACGCTCTTTCAATATCGCCTGCAACGCACGAACGACGGCCGGGGAAGCGTTCTCAAGCTCGCTGATCGGCTGCCCGGTAGCGAGTGCCAACGACGCTATGCCGAAGGCGGTTCCCCTTCGGCTAAAGGGGTGTCGTTGTCGCTGTCGAACTCGATGTCGACGAGCGTGTCTCGGAACTTTTCCCAGGTCGGCACCACGAGCCCGGCGTGCCGGCGTGATTCCCACGCCAGCCACGCCACATGCTCGATTTTCGTTTGCTGCAACGCCTCGATGGCGCTCGGCAGATTGAAGTACCGCTCGAGCTGGAGCAGCGTGCCCATCGTGGGTTTGCTTGTGACTGGCTCCGTCTCGTCGGCCAGTCGGGTTGAGATGGAGAGGTCAAGCATGTCAGGCGGTGTCCACCGTGACTGCGCCGGACAGCGGCCAGGTCACCGAGACGGTGGCGAGGTCGGACACGCTGCCGTCGATGATGGGCAGGTCGGTGACGAGGGCCGAGGCGGAGTGCTTCGGGTTCGTCGCTGCGAGTGCGTCGCTGGTCGGGGTCATCTCGACGGTGGTGACGGTGCCGAGCAGCGGGTACAGGGTGGCGTACACCGACGACGCACCGAAGTCCTGGTGGAACTCGATGCTGACGCTGCCGTCCTTGAGTCCACCGATGCGGGTGCGGTTGCTGTCCCCCATCGCCGTGGTCTCGAGCTCGTCTGCGCTCTCAGTCCACGTGATTGACGCCACGTGGTCGGTCAGGTCGACCGAGTTGACGGTCACCTGCACGTCATTCTGAAGAAAAACGGCCATCAGTCGGCCTCACTTTCTGGGTTGGCCTTTCGGCTGTTTTTCGGTTTCGCTTCGGCCAGGTGGCCTGCGGCGATCAATGCGGGCACGTTCGCTCCCTCGAGGTCGTCGTCGGTCACAGTGTCGCCGTGCGCATGGCCGACGAGGTTGTGTGACGTGACGGTGTAGCTGGTCATCGTGCGTAGACCTCCACGAGAAAACGGGCACCGATGAACTCGGTATCTGCAAAGGCTACCACGCCGTAGTCGACGGCCTGACGCACTTGGCACGTCGTCGCTGCGCCGCCGAGGGTCGGGTCGGCCTCGACAGCTGTTGGCACGCTGTTCGGGCCGCTGATGAGCTCGTCGAGGGCGTCCTGCGCGAACTCTTCGGTCATTGATTGCACGGCGCAGACCAGCTCGAAGTTGAACACGGTGAGCGAGCCGCCGCTGCCGATCATGCTGTCGTGATAAGTGGCGACGGGCCGGCCGGGCACGACCACAGCCGCCGGCGCAACGATCCGGTTCGGGACGGTGGCGTGCACGGTCAAGAACGTCGGCACAGTCTCGAGCTGCGCAGCGAGGCCGTCACGAATGGCGGTGTAGTCGGCCATCAGGCGGTCGCGAGCCGCTTGTATTGCTGAAGCAGTGCGGCGACGTCGGGGTCTTGGCGGCTGATGCGGGCGATGCCGTAGTCGGCGAAGCCGGTCATGATGCCGAGGGGGGATGCTTTGCGCTGGTACAGGCGTGCGGCGAGGATCAGGGCGGCCTGCTGCACTGCATACGGGACGGCTGCGTTGTTCTGGTCGCCGTAGGCGGCTGTGACCTCGACGGCTGGCCGGCCGGAGAAGTACCGGGGCCAGTCGCCGGACACGTTGAGCAGCGACGTGAACGGCGGCTCGTTGAACGGCTGCACCACAAAGTCGGTCGTGATGGTCAGCGTCGTGTCGTAGGTGCCGTCATTGTTCGTGTCAGTTTTGACGACCAGGCCGGTGAGGGTGTGGAACTGGTCGACGAGCAACACCTGCGGATCATCGGCACGGTACACACGGGCCTCGGTGACCGTCTCGAACGTCGTGTTGGTGTAGCCGTCAATCAAATCCTGACTGGCAGCGATGGCAGCGTTGAGCGGAGTGTCCTCGGACGTGGTGCCGCTCGGAATGCCGAGGTAGTCCTTGAGCACGCTGAGCGACGTGTACGCCATCGTCAGGCCTTCTTGGCCTTCTTGGCAGCCTTCTTGACCGGAGCGGCCTCGACGGCCTCTGCGGGCTTCTGGACACGGCTAGGGGCCTGCTTGTTCCACAGCTCGTCAGACATAAGAACCTCTTGAGGTAGGAGTGTCGGCCGGGCCGGGACTGGTACCGACCCGGCCGACGATGTGGGTGACCTATCAGAAGGTCGGGGTCACGAGGCCGGTGCCGCTGATCTTTGAGATCGAGGCGGGGTACCGGCCGGGGATGAAGGTCGCATACTGGTAGGCGACCATCGTGACCGTCAGGTTGAGGCCTGCGGTCTGGTCCATGCGGACGAGGGCCGGCGCACCGGCGTCCTCGAACAGCAGCATGTCGGCACGACGCACGATGAAGATCAGGTCTTCATTGTTGCCCGAGCCTGCGTCCGTCTGGACGTTTGCATCGGTCACGACAGGAAGGCCAGCAATCGACGCACCGGTGTTGCCGTAGCCGGCGACCGGTCCGACGCCCATAGCGTTCTGCGGGACGTTCTGCGAGGGCACCACCAACGGGCGGTTGCTCGAGTCAACACCAGCCTGCATGAACGCAAGACGGCGCGGATGCATCACGATGAGGTCGGCACCGGCGAACCGGTTGCTGTTGACCTGCTGAATGCCGTCGACAATCTTGCTGTAGAGCTCGGCAGCGGTCGGCGATGCGTCGGTGTAGGTGATGCTGTTGACGCCGGAGACGTTCTTCAGACCAAGCAGCTGGCCGGACGAGCCGGAGCCGTTGATGAGCTGGCTGTCAAGCTGCGTCGCCATTGCGCCGAGCATGTCGGCCGCCACGAGGGCGTCGACGCCGGTGCCACGCTCGACGGCCTGACGGCTGAGCTGCTGGCCGGCGGCGATGGTGCGCACATCGGCGGTAAGCAGCGTGTCGTCGATGTCCGTTTCGGACACGGCATCATT